TTTCATCATGTTTTTTATTTGCCCGCTTGCATATCCGATACCTTTGTATTGCAATGGGCATTATCTCACAGATACGCGGCATATTTCAAAGCGAACAACGCAACAGCCTATCGCATCCAGCCGAATGGATGTACACATGGATGGGTGGCAAACCTACCCGTTCAGGCGTAAATGTTAACGGAGAAACAGCCCTGACACACGCGGGCGTATTCGCGTGCGCAAAGATTCTATCCGAATCTGTAGCATCACTTCCTGTAGCGCTTTACATAGATACGGGTGAAGTTGTTAATGAATTGTCAAACGACACACGTACACGCCTGATAGGCGCGGAGCCTTCAGAACTGTACACATCATTTGACTTTCGCAGTACCGCAATGCTGCACCTTGCGCTTCATGGCAACTTTTATGCTGACATCATCCGCGATGGCAACCGCCGCCCGGTTGAATTGCGCATTATTGAGAACCCTAACTGGGTAAAGCCTGAACTTGATCCTGAAGGCCGTCTGTGGTATCGCATATTTGACCAACGCAGTACAGCAGGTGGTTATGTAGAGCGTACTCTACCCGTGCGCGCACGTGACATTATCCACGTCAAAGGCATCAGTTCAAACGGCATAGAGGGCAAATCCCCTATTACCCTATTCAGGGAGAATGTAGGACTTGGTATAGCCACCACGCAGACGCAGGGAAGCCTGTGGAAGAATGGCACGCTGATAAACGGCTACCTGAAACACCCTGGCAGACTTGCGCCCGATCAGGCACAGAATCTGCGTGACAGTTGGCAGAGCAGGTACACAGGCCGCGACAATGCAGGAAAAACACCTGTACTTGAAGCGGGCATGGAGTTCGTGCCATTGACGCTGAAGCCAGCGGACGCGATGTTCATTGAAACGGCAAAGTTATCGCTGCACGATGTTTGCCGGATATACCGCATACCGCCTCACATGGTCGGTGACCTTGAGCGATCAACAAACAACAACATCGAACACCAAAGCCTTGAGTTCGTGCGCGACACGTTGCGCCCGTGGCTAAAGAATTGGGAGCAGGAACTAAACAGGAAGCTACTGTTTGAATCTGAGAAAAACAGAATGTTCTTTCGCTTCAATGTGGATGCACTTCTGCGAGGCGACACCAAATCGCGTTCTGAATACTTCGCCCGTGCGCTCGGTTCCGTTTCAACTCCGGGCTGGATGACACCTAACGAAGTGCGGAGGCTGGAGAATATGAATCCGGTGACATCCGGCGACACCGTGTACAACCCTACTTTGAATAACGAACAGCCGGACGTAGTGCAGGCTGACAACATACAAGACAATGGACAACAGCAAGCAAGCGCTACAGCCTGAAATACGTTCCTTTACTGAAGGCGTGGAAATCCGCATGACGGAGGACGGCAAACCGTCTGTTTTTGGCTATGCGCTGAAGTGGGGTAAATCCTACGACATGGGATACTTCACCGAAGAAATACAGCGCTCTGCACTTTCGGAGGCTGATATGTCAGACGTGCGCATCCTGTTTAACCACGATCCCAATCTGATTATCGGTCGCACGAAGTCAGGAACCGCCACAGTTGGCACGGATGAAACTGGAATGTGGTACAGGGCATCCATACCGGACAGCCCAACCGGACAGAATCTCGTTGAAGCGCTCAGGCGTGGTGATATAGATCAAAGTTCATGGTCATTCCAAATTGCCCGCAATGAGGCGGGTATGTCAGTCGGTGACGAGTGGCGCATGAAAGACGGCAAAGAGCATCGCGTAATTACCAAAGTAAAGCGCGTGTTCGATGCTTCACCCGTTACCTATCCTGCCAATCCGGACACATCAGTCGCTATGCGGTCGCTTGAGATGGCAAAGCGCAACGGCGAAGGTTACGAAGAAATGCCGCCAAAGGCACAGGCCATTGAGGCAATTACGGGAACCATCGAATGCCTGAATGAATCGGTGGCTGAACTCAAAGGTTATGCCGACAAGATGACCATGATTGCATCAGTCAATCCTGATTTGTCAGCAGCCAATGACCTGGCAGCGCTTTTGAATGCGCGTGCAGAAGAAAATCAGGTGCTTATCTCTGCACTTGCAGCAGCCATACAAGCACTTAATTCTGCACCAACTGAAGACACAACAGAAAGAACAGAGCAGGTGAATAACTACCTGTCAGAAACTTACAACCTGCTAATCCGCGCTCTTGACCGGAAAGCAGCTATCTTTCAACGCAAACAACACTAACTAATGGTAACTGGTATTCAAACCCTTTACGATTCACGGGCGCGGATTGTCGAACAGATGAAAGCGACCGCAACCAAAGCAGCAGCCGAAGGCCGCGCAATGAGTGAGGAAGAACTCACATCATGGCGCAAGATGGAGGCTGATGAGGCAGCACTCACAGCGTCTATTCAGGCAAACGAGGCGGTTGAGGCGCTTGAGGCGCGCAACGTAAAAGCCAAATTTGAGAATGCGCCAAAGGCAGCCGACAAAGGCAAAGAGCGCGACTATCGCAGCGCCTACACGGATTTCCTGCGTAGAGGCTGGGGCAACCTGGACAACGAAACGCGCAGCATCCTGATCGAAAAACGCGGAACATCAAACCAACTTGTAGGTACTGATTCGCTCGGTGGCTACCTGGTTCCTGATGAGTGGCAGCCCGAAATTGAGCGCGCAATGCTCGATTACAGCGGCATCCTTCAGGCTTGCCGTGTGCTTCGCACAGCATCAGGCAGCACCCTGTACTGGCCAACTGAAGACGACACTACCACCAAAGCCGTAAAGGTTGGTGAGGCAGCATCTTTCACCGTGCAAGACCTGACGTTCGGTCAAAAGCAACTTGACGCATACAAGTATGGCACGCTGGTAAAAGTGTCCTATGAGTTGCTTCAGGACAATGCGTACAACATCGAACAGGAAGTGCGCAACGCCTTTGCTCCCCGCTTCGGTCGCATCCTGAATCAGGAGTGTACCACAGGTGACGGTTCCGGCGATCCAAATGGTATCGTGACTGCTTCCACGCTCGGTAAGACAACCGCGTCTGCAACAGCCTTCACGTACCTTGAAATTCTTGACCTGAAGCACAGCATTGACCCGGCATACCGCAACAGCCCGCAGTTCGGATTCATGTTCAATGATGCCGTACTGCTCGCAATCAAGAAGCTCGTTGACAGCCAAAATCGCCCGTTGTGGATGCCTTCATACGTAGCCGGACAACCGGATACAATTGACGGCACGCGCTACTACATCAATCAGGACATGGACAGCAGCATCAATGCTTCATCCAAACTGATTTTGGTGGGTGACTTCAGCAAGTACATTGTCCGCATGGTTCAGGACATGATTATCGCACGCCGTGACGAACTGTACTCTGAAAATGGACTTGTCGGCTTCCAGGGATGGATGCGCTTCGATGGCGAGTGTATCAACACAGCAGCAATCAAGCACCTTATCACAGCCGCTTCCTGATGAAGGTACGTATCCTTGAATCGCTTGTCGGTAACGATCCGGACACAAAGCAATCGTTCTCATACGGTAAAGGGCAGGAAATTGATATGCCTGCTAACCGTGCGCTTTCGCTTGTTCGTGGTGGCCTTGCTATCGCGTTACAAGAAGAGCAGCCCAAAGTAGAACGTGCGGCCGGACTTCCGCCGACAAACGAAAAGCGTAAGAAATAACACATGGCTACAACTGACGCGCAGTTACTCTCACTTCGACCGCCCTATGTGGCGTTAGAATGGTATCGGGGCCGGACAACAGCCTTCACGGTGACTGTGGAGGACACTAACGGCACGCCTGTAAACCTTACAGGTGCATCTGCTACCATGCAGATTAAAAGCGCGTCAGGTAGCGTGTTATTAACGCTCACAACCACAGCAAACGCAGGTATTGCGCTGACTAACCCGACAAGCGGGCAAATGACAATCAGCCCGGAAGCGGTAGGAACCGGAACGCTGCCTATTTCAAACGTGCTGAATACCGACCTGAAGTTAACCCTGTCATCCGGCGTGGTGTATGTCCTGTTTCGGGCTACCATCACGCTGATTGATAAAATCACGGCATAGTCATGGCAGATATTCAGGTCACACTCAATTCCTCTAACATCACGGTTCAGTTCCCTGTGTCAATGGTGGGCGCTGGTGTGCCATCCGGAGGAACAGCAGGACAACTGATAGTAAAGGACACATCAACTGATTACGATACGAGTTGGACAACCATTAACGCTATCTTAGGCGCGTTACCTGAATACAATTCAAACGATGCCGCAATAGCCGCTGGTAAGACAG